CCGCCAGCCGGCTTGGCCTTGCCAGGAGCTGCTAATACTGCCAGGGAGGCCGCCGCTCTACGAGGAACCGGTTGTGCCGGCTGCTCTGCGGTCGGGGCTGGTGTACTGTTGCCCGTAGCTTCTTCATCAGCGATGAAGTCTCTGAAGAGTTGGACCACCAGAGGGGCATTTGCCGCTTGGTAGGCGTCGCTCAACATCTGATGTCTTATACGACCCGAGTAAACATTTGGTAAACGGAGCCACTGTTTGAACCGGTCATCCAGGTTTATATCGCGCCATTCGGGGATTTGCACGTCCAAAGTGTGCTGAAGCCCAACTTGCGCTTCCCGCGTAAGTCGTTGTTCTAACGACTTAATTTGCCTTTGGTTGGACTCCAGTTCAGGCGCGACGGCCTCTTGAGCAGCCCGGCGGGTAAAATCAATTAATTCTTGCCCATAGGTCTGTTCGTCCTCTGGAGTGAGCAATTTTTTTCCGCGGGCGGCTGCCGGAGGGGTAGCCCCGCGCTGTTGCAGGAGCTGCTGGGAACGCATCAATTCGTCGCCCATTTGCGACATTTGTTCCTGCATAGACCCGACACTTTGCTGGACGGCATCATAGCGGCCCTTCATGGACAGATAGCGATGCTCCCAGTTAATCTCCCCTGCCGGCGCAGCCTGGGGTTCCGCGGGCGGTGCTTGGGGTTCCGCGGGCGGTGCCGCGGCGCGCGGCGCGCGAGGCTTTGGCTTGGGAGCGGGTTCCGCCACCGGCTCAGCGACGGGTTCCGCCACCGGCTCAGCGACGGGCTCAGCCGCAGCAACAGGCTTCTTATAATAGCTATTCGCCTTTTCGGCGGCTATACGGACTGAGTCGGGGATTTTTACGTCTGGGTCGATGGGGGCCTGCGGGCTCGCAGGCATATCGCGGATCGTTTCGGTGGTAGCCATGGTATCCTCCTGTAGCGCATACGGCGTTATTGCGGTATGGGCTCGGCCTTCTTACCCTCTTGATCGCACGTTACAAATAGCTGTAGTAAGGCACGACATTGCTGGGCACGACCTTTCATGGTCATGATAGTCGCGGCGTCCGCTTCGGAGACCGCGATAAGACTTTCCTCTGTATATATTGAGAAATAGTTAACGAATTGGTCGAAGGCCTCCGGATTGGCATTGCGGAGGCGAAGAACCGTTTTACGGAAGTCTTTCGCGTTGGTCGGCATCAATCCTCGCCGTCATCCATCCCGCCACCGCCGCCACCGGGCAGGCCGGCGGTTGGTCCACCCATGGGGGTGGCCTGCGAATAATCGTTCATATTGCTCGACAACCCACCGGAAGCAGTGTTTGGTAGGTGGGTCTCTGAAGCCCCTTTACCAACGTGCTTTACGATCTTGCCACCTTTCCCGATAGCCGTAAGGTGCTTTTTGAATACCGTCATATTACGCTTCCCCTAGATCAGCTGGGTTTGGAATGCCTGGGTTTTTGCCATAGTCACGCTGGGACGGCGCAGACGGCTTAATCCGCGGCGCGGCATAGACGGCAGCGGCGGTAGGCACAGCCGCAGGGACGCCAGCCTGGAGCCGCAACTCGCGGCGCGTGGTGGCGTCAACGGGGGGCGGCGGCGGTAAACCAGCCATTAGAGCCTCCCTTACGGGCTAGTCTTGCCGGCTTCAGCAGGGGCTGACGGACGGTATCCGAACATCTTGCCCTTGCCACCCTCGGCAAACTTCGCACCGGGCGCGCTACCTTCAGGCTTCGCCGTTTGGCCAGCCTTTTCAGGGTTCGCAGCCTGCGGGCCAAACATATGGCCGTCGCCGCCTTCAGCGAACTCTACATTGTGTGAAGCTTCTTTCTTAACCTTTGGACCAGCCATGGTAAAACTCCCATCGAGGAAACATCTGAGAAGGGGATTTAACCAGCTATGCCTTAAGAAAGGACTAACGGCGGGCGATGATGATAATTGGCCAGTGGGCACACTTCAAAGTGGCAGACCGATACTCGGGTGGGAGCGCGACCATAATCTCTTCTGGCGGGCAATTGGCCACATCCTCGATGATGTAGACACCTGTTGGCGACAAATATGGCAATAAGGTTAATGCAGAACTCAGCTGGGGTTCCGGCAAGTGAACCGCGTCGTCAATGATTACATCAAACGGGCCACGGTTCAGAGCAACCGCGGTCAAGGTCATTGGATCGAACACGTCTGCCTGAAATGACCTTATCCGGCCCGCGTTGATCAGGAGAGCCGGGTCGTTATCGACGCCCGTAATTTCCGCTTCAGGAAAAAACTCTTCCCACATATATAGGCTCGCGCCCAATTTTGATGGGCCTCCACTCTTGCCCGGGCCTCCGATCCCTAGCTCCAAGACCTTTTTGACCTTGAAGCGCGGCAACGAAAACATCGCATAGTAGAAGGGGGTGTACCCCTCTTCACACTTGTTCGTACCATATTTGAGAGCGAGTTCACAAAGTGGGGTCATTATTTACCCTTCTTTGCCATATTAGCCATAATCTCGTTGTTCAGGGTTATACGCGCATGTTCTATAAAGCCGCCTTCGTTCCACGCCGCTAAGGCCTTAAGCGGCTCGATAAGTTTCCCAAAAGCTAGCGCAAAGACAACATCGGGCAGATAAGCAGCATGAAACGCAACTAAATGGTACTTAAGCATCGCTTGAATGTTGGTCAGGGCATCAAAGATCAGGTTTGAGTCGTGGAAGGCAAAAATGGCATCCTCTTGCAATAGTTCATTCAAATTCAAGAAATCCTGGAACACCGCCCGATTTGTATGCTCCGCATCAAGGAAGACTAAGTTCGGGCGCACAGTATAATTTTGTTCATACGATAACGTAGCCGAAGGAAGAAACTTCTTTGCAAACGCCGCGCTGTCCATGTCATAAGTACGCAACTTCTGCATATTAGAGTCAGGTACCTCTCGCTTCAGGTTCTCAATCATTTGGGCGGTAGTAGCATGATCATAGTCATAGGTTATTCCGCGCTCGTCCGGCGTCAGGGGCGGACGCAGATCAACCGAATGAACTTCGATGCAACGGGGGTCCAGCAGGTATGGGACCATACTTCCGCCTAGAAGCGACCCGACCTCTAGGTAAACACAAGGAGCCGTTTTCTGTACAATATCCTGAAGGGCAAGCATAGTGTAGTGGTCGTTTTGGTATAGCATTACTTATACTCCCAACAGACGAGAAGAGGAAGCTGTTGTGCTTTGAGGCCAGACGAGGCTAGCCAAATTGAAAATATGCGTTCCGAAAGAAATGCCATGCGGCGCGGCAGGTAGATATCGGGCCGCGGCCCCGGATCGGGGCACGGGTAAAACATGGACCTTTCCAAATAAGCACGTACCATATTCCATAAAGTCATCCACTTATTGAACACGTCTACGGTCGTCACTATATTGCAGTATCCCACCACATACTTGATACTGAAATCAAAATCCCCAAACCGCAGCATAGTTTTCTTCATGTGTTCCCAATCGGTCGCGGAGGCCGACAGCTTGAAGTCCTCTTCGATGTTCGTGTTGTAGGACACGTCAAAGGGCGGCGCGGTGAGAATATCAGCATCGCGCAGGTCAAACTCAATATTCGGGGCGGCATAGTGCTTCTGCCACTCCTGATAGGCCTTGAACTCGGCCATAGTCATATCGACCCAGTCCCCCTTCACCGTCGCACCGGGCCGGAAATCCAGGTGCTTGCGATACCCCTGAAAGCCCACAATACTGTTAGCATCAGCAGCGAGAACGAGTCCCTGCCACACAGCATATTGGGCGCACATATCGGCATATGTTAGATTAGGGGAAAAACAGTCCCGGTCCACGATAAGCGACCGCACAATGCCGCCGTCTTTCGTACGGGCGGGATAACGGTGATCGACTGTGTAGAGCTGAATGTTGGTCATTCTTCGAGCCATTCTGGGTGGTCACGGTTCCACTGTAGGGTACTCGCTAGAGCAGTCGTGAACGACACCGGCGGCTTCCATCCCAGCTTCGCCAGCTTCGTGCCGGCAAGGCCGTAATGCCGGTCGTGGCCAGGCCTAGCCGAGTGGAAGTCTTGCAGTTCGTAACGTAGTTCCTTGCCCAGCATATCCGCGATCAGTTGGGCGAACTGAAGGTTGTCAAGGCGAGTGTCGCCAACGATATTAAATCGGTCGGGGCGGTCTACTTCACCGTCTTTGTGTTTGTACGGTGTGACCTTCCGAAGTAGAAACAACAGGGCGTCAGCAAAGTTTCGGGAGTGGATATAGTATCGACTTCCAACTGTTTGCGCGTTTCCATGTATGGTCACCGTTTCGCCCCGAAGGACCTTCCGCTGCACGATGGCAGCAAACTTACTGGACTGCTGCATTTCACCAAATGCATTCATGGTATTTGTGATGATTAGGGGGACGTTGTAGGACCTCCAATAACTGATGGAAATGGCCTCTTGAGCGGCCTTAGAGGCAGCATAAGGGTTGGAGGGCAGGATGGTAGACCACTCAAGATGTTCTGCATGACCACCAGATGGGCCATAAACTTCATCAGTTGAGATTTGAATGAAGGTCGTGGGTCGATAGACACGGGCATACTCCAACACATTAATCGCAAGCTGTACGTTATTCAGTATGAAAGGCCCAGGATCAGCAATAGAGGCACCAACATCACTAAGAGAAGCCATGTTAATAAGATAATCAATTGAACCAAACTTAGCAGCAAGGATATCGGAAATTGGAGCCACCAGATCATGCGTAAAAACATAGGTCCGTTCCTTCCATTGGGGATGCTCGCGGAAGATTTCGGTGATCCGATCAGTCAGACCCTTATGCCGAAACGAGTCCACCCCGACAACTTCCCAGTCGGTGTTCTTCATAACGTGCGCGAGAGTGTGACACCCAATAGAGCCGCCGATCCCGGTGAGTAGAAGACGCTTCATTTGTTGTACTCTGTTAGCATTGAGCTATCGTGACCCGCGAAGTACCAGCGAATGGGCAGCTTGTCAAGTGCTTCAATTCGGGCCAGGTTGTTCACGTCCCAGAGGACCTGGTTCTTCTCGCGTACCTGGCGCATTACTTCAAATTTTATGGCATTGTCAAGCGCATACACCTGGTCCGTGGGGCACACCAACAACGAGCCTAGAAACCGCCAACAGGGTTCCGTGTCAGTCAGGTGGCCCTTTTCCCATAGCCCAGGGATATCAATCGTATCATTGGTGTTGTCCGCAGCCTTCAAGAAGTCAGCCACCAGGTCCTCTGTAAATCCAGCCTGATGATAGATACCATAATCCATCCACACGTACTTATCGGCAGAGCGGTCATTCTCTAAGGCATTGACCATCCAGTCTGTCTTCTGGGCCAGTACCGTAAAGTAGTCCAGCGTGTCCTTTTTGGGATTGCAGCCGGGGCCAACTGGCACAGTAGGCGTGCGACCAGTGATCTTAAGATATCGGCTAACCCAGCACATATCCAAAGGCCACTCAGCAAAGACAGACTTCTCAACTGGCGCAGACAGCAGCCGTTTACTATAGGCCGCGAAATCGGTTGGTGACCGATAGAAGTCAGCGCTTGGCAGATGAACGTGTCCCGTTACAAGGCGAACTGTCATGGCACTTTCCTTAGCAGTAGGTTTCCAAACGTGTAGTTGAGGCCCGCCCAACTGACAACACTATCAGTCGCCTTTGGGTCCCATGCCTTTCCTACTATCTCTAGCCCAACACTTTCAGCAAAGTCAAGGAGGGCAGCGACCTCGATAGCCGAGAAAATATTGATGGGAGCCCCGTGCGTTATCCGACCAGTAGTCTGTAGCTTTGTGGGCCAATAGTCAAACGACACAAAGAGGCCGCCGTTGGGCACTAGAATACGGCGCATTTCACATAAAAACGCCCGCCAATCGACGCCATGTTCAATGACGCTCAAACACGACACAAACGCAAAGCAGTCGCGCGGGTACGGCGTGGCCGTTATATCGGCATAGGCATAGAGAATACCGTTCTTCAGGCCGGCCTTGTAGTCATCGTGCCGGTCGAGATTGCAGCCAATCAGATTATCATACCCCAGGTCCCGCAGGCCCGGGAGGTATGCGGACTCGTCCCCAGCGCCGGCGTCCAGCACCGCGTCATGCTCGTCAGCCCAAACAAGTGTATGCGAGATTGCCAGTAAGTTATCCCAATTTTTATTGTGGTCGGGATGTAGGTGTAAACTTGCATTATTAAGCGCCCGAACAGCATAAGCAACCTCGCTGGAGCCCTGAAGGACCGAGTTGGTCTGTGCTTCTACCCAGTTCGCATGGATCAACATGCCATCTCTCCTAACAAGTCTGTGACTTCGTGCCACTCAATCGTCGCCAGCCACGCCTCGCAGTCCTTGATCCCGTACGAGATTACCAGTCGCTTCCCGTCTGGGTGCCACGCGAGACCCGCGGCGAACTCGATCTGCTTGTCGTGCAGTACAAACGCTTTACTGACCTTCATCTGCGAGGTCGTAGTATTCATAAAGACAAACCGGTGCTGATAATACCGCTTCCCGTCTCCCGGGCGCGTCCTGGACTCATGAACAAGGGCAAGCCACCCGGTCATAAACGGAATTAGCTGCGAGCCGCCGCTAAGCCGGTCTACGTTATATGGCACGGGAAGAGGTGCCAGAGTAAGGTCGTTAGGGTCAAGAGTTGTCCCAAGTTTGTATACAAATTTCAGCAGATTGCCCGGCATAACCCAGGGCATCCAGTTCTTTTCGTGCAAGCGGTTTGGAAGGACCATTGGCTTCCAGTCAGTCAAGGCCATGTCGCCACCAATGCGGGCCAGGGTCTGCTCACACATGCCCTGTGCATTGCGCTCACGCACGGTGGCGGAAACCCAGAAGTCACCCTTCCACCAGAACAGCCGTTCGTCCTCGAACCCGACCACCAGATTGTAAGCGGGCGTGGGGAAATCCTTTGGCGAGAAAACTTCCGTTGTAGATTTTACCGTGAGGTCGGGATTTAGTGCCGCCAAGAAATTACGGGTGTGGATCGGATTGGTGCCATTCGCTTCACCGTTTGTACCTTTTATAAGGTAGCGGCCAGCCTCGTCAATCGTGTAGTTAACGCCCCGGACAATCGCCCATAAGGACCCGTCTGGCTTATTAGCAACAGACGGGTTCATGAACGTGTACCCGTCCACAGGGGGCGGCGCTAGCCGACTTGGCGCGAACGAAGGGCATAGTTCCTTCAGCGGTTGGATATAAAAGAAGAGGTTGTTGCGTGCGAGTTCGCGGGACCACTCGGTGCAGCGCGGGTCTATCGCCAGATTGCTGCAAACGGAATATCCGTGTGCGCGATGCTGGGGGAGATAGAAGGCACAGATGGAATACTCTTCCCGTAGACCCGTCTGATAGACGTGATCCGTCACAAAAAGAACGTCTTTCGTAGGCGGTACCTTTATACCCGCCTCGGAATAAAGCAGGCTAACCGCGTTCATTTCATGCTCGCGGTAGTATTTGGCGAGGTCATAGAGGGTTTCGGCGCGGCTCGGGCGCATGTTATACGCAACTTGCAATTCGCGTATAAACCCGTCCGTGTCCTTTAAGGCATTGAGGCAGTGGGCATAATTCAACTGGGCGTTCCAGGTCTCTTCTTCCCAGCCGCCCATGGTGACCCGCTTTTTATAGGCCGCGGCGGACTCTTTATACCGGCCCGCGTCGCGGTACGACTGGGCGAGATAAAACTGATACCGCTCGTTCTTTGGCTCTTTTTTCAGCCCCGCCAAGAGAAGAAGAATGTCCCGGGCGAATTTGTTGGGCCGGTTGGCCCCATCGGCATGGTCAATGAAGGACACACCGAGAAGCTGCTCCGCGCCCGGCGCATCCAAAAATTCGTGGGTTACGCCGTGATAGAGACCCTTTTGATCGCGTCGCAGTAGCCGGGTATTGAAGTAGGATGTGCCACCGGCCTTCTGGATTATGTTGTATGCGGGGGCAGTGAGGTTATCTCGAAAAGTAGGACTATCTACCTGAAACTCCATATCAAAATCAGCCAGCATAATATACTCATAAGGATAAGGGCTAGCCCGCGCAGCACGGAGTCCCGCGTTACGGGCTTGCTCGAAGTTAACGAAGGAGGCTTTCGTGACTTCTCCTGGTATTGATTTTGAGGCGAAGAACCCTTCAATCTTTTGTATGGTGTCATCGGTGCTTCCTGTATCCACGATAGCAAAGCAGTCAAGATAAGGGGCCACACTATTAAGAAAGCGTAACACCTTATCACTTTCGTTTTTGCAAATAGCGTTCAGGCAAATGCGAGCGGTCATGCGCGATCAGATAGCACACGAAAATAGGGTTGTCAACCGTGGCTGATGGCCAGTGGACCAGTCATGCCTAGAGCTGTCGGACCACTCGGCCCTAGCAAGAGGACAATCCCAGTTGTGCCGCCTATCCCAATGGGATAGAATGTCCCGGTGGACCCAGTGGGGCCGGGTGCGCCTGATGGACCCGAAGGACCGTTCAGGAAATACGTGGTGTAGACGGTTTCGCCCTGGTTATAGACAGCACCGGCAATATGCGGGTTGCCTACAGGCGCATAAAATACAGACCCAGTTGGACCAAGCGGCCCAGTTGCGCCCGCGCCGCCTTGTGGCCCAGTTGTACCAGTTACCCCAGTTGGGCCCGTGATACCTGCTGGGCCAGTAGGGCCGGGCTTAACTACCGCGACACCACCAGTTATCCCAGTTGGGCCAGTGACACCACCAGCGCCAATAAACGTAGGACCTTGCGGGCCCATAGGGCCATATTGTGAACCGGGAATGCCTGGAACAACAGGGCCAGTTGGGCCGATGGAAGTCGGGCCTGTAGGCCCAGCGGGACCAATAACACCTGTCAAGCCTGGATCACCAAGTATGCCAGTGGGGCCAACAAGAACAGCATTCGGAGGACCCGTCACGGAACCACCAGTTGGACCAGTCGGGCCAGTAACGCCGCCAACTAGCTTAACGGGGCCACTAGGCCCTTGCAGGCCAACAGGACCACCAATATTACCCGCGTTAACCAGGTCTACAACCTGTTTAAGGATTGCGCCTTCCCGATTATCGTCGTATGTATCTTTCCCGACAGGACCGGGAGCGGGCGCGATAGGAGCCGTTGGCAGAGCCATGGGAAGTCCCTCTAGTTATCAGGTGCCTGGACCTGCCGAAACGGTAAGAACGCCGGCGTTACTCCACACCTGCCCGGTCACGCCGGGGCTGGCAGTCGGAGGAACGAAGAGATAGGCGGGGCCGGACCCGGTTGGTCCAGTTACACCAACAGTTCCAGTAGGACCTTGCCCTTGCGCGCCGGTCGGGCCTGTTGCCCCTTGCGGCCCAGTAGCGCCGGTCGGGCCAGTTGGAGCGGTCGGGCCAGCAGGGCCAGCAGGGCCAGTAGTGCCCCCAGTTGGACCTTGTGGGCCAGTGAACCCAGGACTTGGACCAGTTGGCCCAGTTATACCTGTGGGGCCTGTGGGGCCCGTAACAGTCACACCGGTTGGCCCTTGTGGGCCAGTTGCACCAGTTGCGCCAGTTGTACCCTGACCACCTGGAGAGCCTTGCGCGCCGAGCGCGGGACCAGTCGGACCAGTCGGGCCAGTTACACCAGCAGGACCAACGGGGCCAGTAGTGCCACCAGTTGGGCCGGTCGGGCCCTGAGTGCCGGTCGGGCCACCACCTTGGCCGGCATTAATCGCGGTTACGACCTGATCCAGCACGTTGCCGAGCGTATTTCGGTCGTAGTCTTTACTTGCGAGAATAGCCATGGTCAACGTCCCTTCGTCGGATAAATCTGATTAGTGATACCGTACATTCCTTACTCATTTCTTAACCGACCCCGCCACTGACCGGTTTTGCCCCTGGTCCTGGCATATTCCCAGTCACGGCAGTCTGCGGGCCCATAGAATTATCTAGGGGGCTAGGCTGAGAACCCTGGCCCTGAGCAGCATCTTGGGCAGTTGGGCCGGCCTCCGGCAACGTGCCAATATGGGTAGGTATACCTTCCGGCATACGGCCAGCTTGGGCCAATAGACCGGCAGTAAGCTCGGTAGAGATACGCTGGACGCCGGCTTCGACGCCCTTCTGTACACCCTCGTCCACCTTCTGCTGGAGCGCCTGGATATTACCCGAAGTCTTATCCTTCGCATCCTGGGCGACCATTTTGTCAATTTCGTCTTCGGGCGGCACGATATCCTCGCCGTCCATACCGATTGTGGTGGAGACGTTGCGGAGCAGGGCGGCGCGGCCCTTGATCCCGATGATCTTCTGATCGACCGGGTTGATCGTGGCTTGCAGGAACTCGATCTGGCGCTGGCGCAGGGTCTCACGTTGGATTGCCACGTTCACGCCCTGGACACTGACCTTTTCCTCACCCGTCAATAACCCTGTAGTATCAGTGAGAAGTATCATGTCGAACAGCTGGAGCAACGACTCTTCCAGCACATCATTGTCAACATTGGCGCTGACGGTCTGCAATATCTTGGAGGCATTGCCCATAAGCATGGCTAGCCCCGATGCCGTGCGGCCTGCCCCGCCACCAGATTGCCCACCGACATATTTCGGTATGGCTGATACATCGTCCGCAATATCCACAAACTTCTGGAAGACCTCGATCAGCGCCTGGGCGTTCGAGGTCGGCATGAAGAACTTCACCGGGTCGCCCACGTTGCTCCCCAGGGGGTTGTCTATCGTGTGCCAGCGCTTCCATGGGTACATGTCCTCCCCGTTCTCTTCCGGCGACAGCCGGCTATCGTTAATGACCACCTGCGGGCCCGAGGCGATGGAGACGTTGTTAACCAAGCTGCGAAGTGATGCATTGGCCACTTCCTGAAGATCGGCCAGAAGATCGGTCAAACTGTTGCCAACTGGGGTGCCCGGGACCTTTTCAAAGGAGGTCATGAAGTAGGGGTGCCGCTGGCGTGGGCTGGGGCTCATTTGGGCCTTGATTACATGGCTCCCGATGACCCAGGCGTTAATATGATAGTCCCGTAGCTCGTCCGGTACCGCCAGGCCATACTCCTGCAAAACGCGGCCCTGGACATTACCATTGAACTCCATCATAGAAATCATGCCCGACCGGTTCCACATCGGGTTTTCGCGGCTTTCTAGGACCGCGCGCTCGGCGTCCGTGGTGTCCCAGTTGTCATATAGGCCTCCGCGGCCATACTCGTCCAAAACTGCCCTAATTTCGTCAGTATTGTAGCCAGGAAGGTCGAGCAGATCGTTAATCTCGGCGCGGGTGATCCGAAGCTTTTCGATGACGTTAGCATTCGCAATGTCTGCAACGCCGGGGGTCCACCACAGATCGAAGGGGGATACCCGGTTCCACGTAAGTAACGGAACTTGCTGGACATTTGGCGCTCCCCCACCTTCCGGCCATACCACCTTTGGCATGATCTTAACCACGGGACCCTTAATACAGGCGAACGGGAATATAGGTAAATCGACCAAAAATTCCGCGAAAGCATGATAGTAGCCGCCGTCTCTAAGTAGTTGTTCTATCTTGTCTTCTGAGTCTCGGGCCTGCTGGGTAGCCTTCTTTTTAGCCGCATCCTTGGCCGACTCAAGAAGGGCAGTTTTGCGTTGATCCACCTTGTCCTGGCCGGGGGGCTGGCCGACCTGTTCTTGCACCATTTGTTGCTCAGATTGCATCAATTGGTCAATACTTTGTAGGATTTGTGGCGGAATTGTGGGGTCCTTCGCCGGTCGAATGCCCCATGGCTGATCCTGGCCCAGATAAATATCGCGCAAAAGTGAGCTGGCAGCACGGCATTTCTGGGCAATGAGGCGGGCGTAGACGGCGCTACCGCCAAACTTTTTCAGCTCGGCCAGCTTGCTGGGGCCATATTGGCCATTAAATGTACGGAGGGCCTCAATCATACGATTGGACCAGCCCGCTTGGGTATTACGATGGTTCCGGAATATCTCAAACTGGGTACGGATGTAACCAGCAAGGGGCGACACATCGGGCTGCGCCGGCTGCGCCGCGGCGGCCTTGTCGGTATCCCGCTGTTGAAGCTGCTGTTCTAGGGCGGCGGGTGGGACAATTTGAATTACCCCCTGTTGTCCTAAATTGTCGGCCATGAATATGTCCTGCAATAAGCGGTGCTTGACGAGAATAGCCGGGACATGCTAACGAACCCTTAATGGTTTTCACCAATGATCGCACCATGAAGAAAGCCCCCCAGACGCCGTCCGAAATATTGCAGGCCGAGCTAGAACCACTCCCGGCTCCGGTAGCCCCCGTCCCGATGCCTCTTTTGAGGGGTACAGAGTTAACGCCCGCCGGCCTAGCCGCGCTCGCCAGGGAAGTGGCGATGGACATGCGGGAACTACCGGACATTCTCAAACATTATAAGTTGACCGACGAGGGCTACGCCGCGGTCCTAAAAATCCCGTTCTACAAACACGCACTTGACACGGCCCTCATCGAGTGGAATAGTTCCACGACCACCCCGGAAAGGATAAGGCTCGAAGCCGCGGCCACATTAGAGGATGCAATGCCAGTGTTGAGTGCCCGAATGAAAAACTCGGCAGAGGCCTTTCCAGCGGCGATAGAAGCCGGTAAGCTGTTTGCGAAGATCGCTGGCCTTGATGCACTGAGTAAGGGTGAGGGCCCTCCTGGGGAGCGGTTTACGATCACCATTAACCTTGGCGCTGACACCACTTTGAAGTACGAGAAAGAAGCCCCACCCATTCTCATTGAAGGAACGAAAAATGAGTAGTCCCCGAGTTGCATTCTTTGACGTAGAAAACGCCCCCTCCCTCGGCTATTTTTGGGGGCATCTATGGGAGACCAGCATCATCGGCGTGACCAACCCCTGGTACATGCTGTCGTTCTCCTACCGCTGGATGGGGGAAAAGAAAATCCACTGTCACGCCTTGCCGGATTATCCGGCGTACAAGAAGGACAAAGAGAATGACAAGGACCTCATTGAAGACCTACATGCGCTCTTTGATGAAGCTGACATACTTATCGCGCACAACGGGGACCGCTTCGATATTCGCAAGGCTAATGCGCGGTTCATTATGCAAGGACTTAAGCCACCTTCGCCGTACAAGTCAATTGATACGCTCAAGGCAGCGCGTCGTTTCTTCCACTTCCAGAGCAACAAGCTGGACGATCTAGGCCAGTATCTCGGCTGCGGACGCAAGCTGCCGCACACCGGCTTCGATCTGTGGAAGCGCTGCATGGCGGGCGAGCGCGGCGCGTGGAAGACCATGCGCGAGTACAACATGCACGATGTAGAGTTGCTCGAACGGGTCTACGAAAAACTGAAGCCATATATCTCGAACCACCCTGATCTTACCATCTACACGGACGATCCGGGTTGCCCTACCTGCCGCTCGACCCGCGTGCAACGCCGCGGCTTCCTGGTGGCCCGCAAGCGGAAGTACCGCCGCTACCACTGCCAGAACTGCGGGAGTTGGTTCCAGGGCGCAGTGATTAAAGCAGGGGACCATGCCAAGCATTGACTTTGAGGCACCCCCTACCTGTGCCACCTTTATGAAGTCCGATGCGTTCGGCAGGATCATCGCTGGTCCTGTCGGCTCGGGCAAGACAACCGCCTGCGTTATGGAGCTGTTCCGGCGGGCGCTGGAGCAGAAACCGGGAAAGGATGGCTACCGGCGCACCAGGTATGCCATCGTGCGCTCGACTTTGAAGTCCCTGAAAGACACCGTGCTGAAAGATGTGCAGGGGCGACTGGGCTCGCTCGGACGCTGGATGGTGAGCGAAAACACCTTTCACCTGGAGTTTGGCGATGTAAAGGCCGAGTGGATTTTTGTGCCCCTCGAAAACGCCGAAGACCAAGCTCGCCTGCTGTCCATGCAGTTGACTGGTGCATTCATGTCCGAGTGCATTGAAATGAACATCGACGTGGTCGGCCCGCTCAGCGGTCGTCTTGGCCGTTTCCCATCGGGCGACCTCGGTAACTGTACATGGCATGGTATAATTGCCGACACCAACCTTCCAACAGAGATGACACCATGGCACAAATTCATGACGGAGCCGCCGCCCGATTGGCAAATATGGTTCCAACCATCAGGCCTAAGCCCCCTAGCCGAGAACCTAAACTACCTCTTGCAAAACGATGTTACTTTTGCGCTCCCGTTCAACCACCCCGACCGCATCGCGCAGGGACGCCGCTACTACGAACGGTTCGTGGAAATGTACGGCGAGGACAGCGATTGGGTCAAGCGGTACGTCTATGCCCAGTTTGGCGAAGACCCGTCCGGCATGGCCGTGTTCCGGGAAAGTTTCCGGTCCGACTTCCATGTCGTCCCCAATACGCAACCTATTCCTGGGTACCCCTTGATCATTGGCCAAGACTTTGGCCGAAACCCGTGGTCATTAATTACCCAGTGCGACCACATGGGGCGGTTGCTCGTACACGAAGAAGTCCCCGGCGTTAACATGGGATTGGAAAAGCATGTTCAGCAAAACCTTCGACCTCGCCTGCTCAGCGATAAATATCTGGGCTTTAAGGTTGCCGTGGTCGGTGATCCGTCTGGTGTCTCGAAGGGAACGACAACGGAAGAGTCATGCTTTGACCTGCTCAAGCGGGTCGGGCTTCCCGCCTTCCCTGCCGTTACTAACGATATTGAACCTCGCCTACGTGCTGTCGAAGCTCTCTTGGGACGCCAGACTAACGGCGGCCCGGCGCTCATGATAAGCGCCGCGGGTTGCCCAATGCTAATTCGAGGGCTGGCCGGCGGCTATCGCTTCGTCAAGATGAAGACCGGCAAGATGGGGGTCGTGCCGGATAAGAATGATAAAGAGGGGTACTCCCACGGCCAGGACACGCTTCAGTATGCTTGCCTGGTGGTGAACGGCGGGCTGGTGCATGAAATAGCGCGGCGCTTGAGCCCACGGAAGAAGATGATCCGGCCAAAGTTCACGTCCGAAGCCTGGACCTAACTAAAATAGACCCATAGGGCCCAGGCTACAACAGCTAGCCATAGGACTAGGCCTACCACTATTGACCAAGTGGGGGGCTCATCTCCGGTCATTTCTTCCCCCGCATCTTTGCCAGGATCATTTGCTTGAACGTGTTGCGGTCGGCTTTGCGGCCATTAATCATGCGCGCCTGGCGACGCCGGCGCTTAGCTGTTGCGGTTACTGTCATTTCTTGACCGAGGTTAGGCGACGCTTACAGTCAAACCGTACGCATCTATGGGACTGATACTTGTGGTGGTGCAGGTGGGTGAGTAGCCAGCCAGTGCAAAAGGCTAGAAGGAGGGCAACATGCCACCCTACAATATCAATCACGTTCTGGTGACCAAACAGAAACTCTTTCATTTTTTTACCACGGCGGCGGCGGCGATTAAAGCCTTGGCTTCTTCGCGCGCCTGTTCGAGAATTTTTTCGGCGGCCACGGCCGCGGGGGCGATATCTACCCGGTTTTTAGGGTGGGCAACCAGCTCAAGGGCTTCTAACCGCGCCATTTCAATCTTCAGCTTGGCGATGCGACGGAGCCGGTGGGTTGCGCGCCAGCGTGTAGCCGGGCCACACTCCCAAAGTTGAACCATGTACCATACGACCGCGAGGACAATCGCAATAGACGGGAACCAGCCGATGACCACACCGAATATAGTGATAGGGGACAGCGTATTTCCTATCCACGTTGCGAAATTGAAGTCGCCCATTGTGAAGCCAGCTGTTCGTTGCATACAGGAACCATAGAAAAATACGATCCCACCACCCTACCTTGGGGCCCGTTACGTTCGGGGCCCCACTCTTCGCTACGCTAGGAGGAAAGGATTACCGATCCGTTAACCTCCCAACTATGGCTGATTTAGATGAATTATAGGGGTACTTAGGCATCAGTGAACCGACACGGCAGAGGTGGGACACTGGGCGACAAGGCTGGCCAGCTTGACCAGGGAGATGCGCTCTGCCTCGCAAAAGGCCAGCAATTGCAGATCAGCATCGGTCAGCCGTTCGTCGGTTAACTTATCCTGCTTGAACATTTCATGGATGCGGGCGACCATGTGCAGCCGGCCCAGCTGGGTGTGCAGGGAGAACGCGGAGGCAGTCAGGGCCACGAAGGGGTCCCGCAGGATTTTGCGGTCCCAGGCGTCGATCACGGCAACCAGGGCACTCGACTGGAGGTCTTCCACCGCGGCAAGCGAAGCCGGGGCGTCCAGGGCCGCCATTAAATATCGTTCGTCCACAATGGGATCAGCCATCGGTTGCCACCGGGCGACTGAGGGAAGCAACAAACTGTTCCAGAAGCAGGTGGGCCTTCTTCCGCATTTCCAGTGTCATGTAGTATCCGGAGGCCCACTGGGTCTCGATGGTAATCTCGAAGGGGGGCAGTTTGAGTTTTTTGCGAATATGGCAAATCTCCACATCCACCATCTTGGGGTCGGTCTCTACCTTGTTGGGCCGGCGGCGGCTCTCGATCACCTGGTGGAGGGTGTCCTTGAGGACCTCCGTACGCTTGATCAGGACCGCAAAGATGGCAGCCTGCAACTTGGTTATCTTGAACAGGCGGGCAATATGAAAGATGGTCTTCTCTTCGTCCATTTTCGGGAGCCCGACGAGTTCCGGTATCCTCTGGTCCCTTAATACCTTTACCGGCCAGTCGTCCCGCAACATACCAACAAGTTGGCCCAGGTCTATGGCGGTATGCAGCGTATCCCGGATACACTCCGACTCGACCTTGGTGGCGCGGGCAATAGCCCGCACCGGTATCCCTTCATCCGCAAGGCGGACGACAATACCGGCTAGAACTGGGTCAAGGGGTTGTTCGTCAACGGGGATCGAGGGATCAGTCATTCACTTATCCTTTATTAGCGACCCCCCACTAATAAACCTTCCCGGGTTAATAGTGAGTTAATAACTGGTTGCGATCCCGTCAAAACGGGGGTGATGGGTACGAAATCGGCGCGATAACCACTCCATGCGTGTCTACGGCAAGAACAGTTGCCGGGGCGGTTTGCACGGCAACAACGTGGGTTGCCGGCGTCACCGTTTCGGCAACCTGAACAGTTGTGATTGGCGCACGGGCAGCCAGTTTCGTGGCTTGGTCGGTTTGAATAGTCATATCAATCTCCTATAAGAGGTAGTGGGACCCCAGGGAACGGAGGCAACCTAGGGTCCCACCTTGGTAGCGTTCAGAGGACCGTTGGGGTGAAACCCCTGACACGGTTAGACCTGACGCCCCAGAACCGGCTAGTTTACGGCAAGTCCTCTAAGTATTCGTTAAGAAGTCCTTTCACCGCAAGGCGTGTCAAGTTGCACACATACATCGGGTAATGCTCGGCATCTTGCCCGTGTAGCTCGACAGTCCCCACAAACATGGCCTCAGGCTTTATCCGGCCCTCCTGAATGGCGGTATAGAGCCAACGAAGCATATCCAAAGGGTTGTCATCACCCCCGCCGGATGACTCGGACCGGGCGGGGGTGAGTCCCTCAGGGCGTCTGTTAAACGGTAGAATTTTGGCCTCTCGCCGGCCAAAGTCCGGCGGCAAGCGTAGGCGGTCGCCGCGGTCGCGGGGGTCAATAGGTTCATTAGGGCCTTTTAGCATGTATCTTCCAATTGGTCGGGGCGGTAGGATTTGAACCTACGGCCTCCTGGTCCCAGGCCAGGCGCGCTACCAGACTGCGCTACACCCTGTTAAACGCGTCCTATATGCAGCGGGATCAGGTCCGGCACGAACAGCATGACAATCCCGACTACCAGGACAACGACGATCCCCACTAGGATGACCTTTCGCCAGGGCTCTGCGATGCCGAAAAAGTAGTCACATAGCGCGGCGATGATGGCCAAAACGATTGCGGTAACAATCATGGAACTCTCCTATTTGTGGGGAAGGGGACGAGAATTGTCCCCCGGCCACCCTTCCTCCCCTGTGACCTTGCGGGCTCGCTCGCAGGGTGTCTATACCTGAACCTTTTCACCTTGTCAAGTGGCAAGGTACCAAGGTGGGATTAAAATGGGATTAACATACCGGTCAGGTTTGGGGGATTGCGGCGTAGGGATCGACCGTATAGAGCCGGATTTTGGCCACGGCATGGTCGAGCCAGTCATCCATGTCCTTGTTGGTTATCCGGCTGACGAAGTAGAAGTAGTGCCGGCGGGGTTCTTTGCCGGTGGCGATCATGGCCTTGAACACCCGTTCGGTACCCTTCGGGGTATCGACGGTCTCGATCCGCGGGGGGCCGCACTGGAACTTGCCGCCCAGTTTGAACTGGAGGACCGAGCCAATTTCCCACGCGGTAAGGGTGTCGTTTTTGGTCATATTTTTTCCTCGGACCTTTTTACCTTATAAAAGTACTTCTGTCAAGTTAATAAAGGGTTACTGGGGTCCTAGACCCAATCTATATGCCGAAAGCCCTCTTGCTGGGCGTCGGGCACGAGTACTGTCCATGCTGGGGCGGGGTAAGGTTAAGGCTTAACCATACTCTCGCCGCGCATAAAAAAACCCCGTGACTACTGTCACGGGGCAAAGGTGATAAGGTCTAATGATAGCAGGCTATTAGCCTAGAGAGATGCTACCTTTCGCCGCAGTCTTGCCGGGTGCCTTGGCAGTAGCAACGCCTACGCCGTACATATAACTGAACTTGCGAACGGTATCAACGGGGAACTTGCCGTCCGCGCCGATCTTAAGCTTGGCCTTGGTCGCAGCGTCCAAAGCCGGGGCAATGGTGATTAACACCTTGTCACAAGCCGCTTCATAGCGCGCCTTGATTT